CGATTATTGTACTGGGTCTCAGATTTTCAAGATGTGTGTATTGATGATTTGTCATAAACACCTCGTTGAGGATGTCGGCATCGTTAACGGGCCCATAGGGAAATAGCGTCGGCCCATATTGGATCCTAGATATGTACCTTAAGTCAGCACCCCGTAATGAATGAAAATGAGTTTTTGAATGAATGTAATATGCAGTGATGTCCAGTAAAGAGAAATACTGTGCCGCCAGCGGTATTGCAAAAGTTTTAAGTTTCTTCCATAAAGTACCATCACCAGTATGTCCTTTACGCAAGTCTAATAGTATATAATCAGCCTGATCAAAGGCACATGATGCAAGTGAATTAGTTCCAGACTTCTTCAGGCATCGGGGTATATGTTCTAGCTCTGCTAGTCGCCGTCTGCCTGGGGTGGTAGTTCGTCGTTTGGTTGCTCCATCTGGTCGACACCATTCTGAAATGGGGCAGCTGGTGTATCGTTTCTCAACGGCATCCCAACGATCATCGTGTCCACGTGAAAACCCGCCAACGCTAAATCGTACCGGGCAGTTAGCCTCGCCAGTGTGTTAGCGACGATATCCGCAGCTGTAGTGTAGTATTTCGGTAAGTTAGGCATGAGGTCCTCCCTGACGACGACCTCAGCCAGCCACTCGGGTTCCGATAGTACCTCAAATCTAATCACGCTCCAAGTAAACACTTGTTCCTGGTATAACCTGTGGCTAAAGTCGGAGCCCCAGCATTTATCTCTACGTTCTACACCAACAAATCGATAGTTCTCCGGTCTTCTCAATTTACATGGGGTCGTAGGTGGCATGGCTACACTAACATTATTGGCAGCATAAATCCTATGTGACCCTAGGTTCAGTGGGTGCTTATATCGGACATTATGACCCTGCCATCTAGCCACAACCCCATAGGCCCAGAGATCACCGTAGTTCATCGTACGATAAGTGTGGCCATCGTCAAATTCGTTAATCATTGGGTTGATCTTGAAAGTAGCATGGTAAGGTGTGCCGTCCAATAGACTGCCGGCCCTGCCACACAACATAGCTACACATCCTGGTGCTACCATTGAGTTAAACAGGACGTCTTCACCACGTTCGGCGTAGCCGTACTCTTCAAGGTGATCAATCTGGACATGCCCAATAGGCACATGTTTCGTCTTATGCCCATCAATACCGCCCTTGATGAATGTGTAACAATGCTGATAGGAACACAATGGTACTTCTTGTCCTAATATGGCACTTACTAGAATATTTGCGCGGGTAGCGACGTCAAGTTCATCTCTGATATTGAGGCGCATGTTTTTTAACAATTCTCGAACGTTTTTTGCATTCATGATCATCATATATTCGCCCCAATACCAAGCAGTATTGTATAGTAGTGAATCAACGACACAACCATCGTTTGAGTTGACTATACCGTCGTATTCACGGACGGCCTCAACAGACGTACAGACGGCATCTCCTAACAGTAGACACGGGATAGAAGCACGTTTTAGCCCAAGAGAAGGTAGCCGACACACCCTGTGTATGTGAGTCCACCAATGAGCTTCTACCGTCTCAGTGGATGGTTGACAGTACCATGGGCGGAGCAATTTAGCGGCATTAAGTGCGTCTTCATGCCATCTATGGGTCGTACATAGTTTGTGTAACAAAACCAATAAATCGTTGTCGTCGTAGGTCGTTGAGTTAAGCACGTTTACCTCGGGTCCCACAAATACCACCGAGTTCGGTGTGAGCCCGAAATCTATGTTTTGGTCAATAAGCAAAGGGGACATTCTAACATTACCTTTCAAACAATACAAGAGGACTGTACACTCCTTTTCAGTCAAGTTACTTGTATTTACCCAATACTTAAATTGCTTTAAGTGTTTGATGGCATTATCATCTCTGGGCACTTCACTTGGCATGAAGGTGACGTTCATATCATTCGTCTCGGGAGCATGGTTAATGTTCTGCGGTACAATATACCTACCATTAATAAAGTCAAAATGATCACCAAAGTGGTCGCCAGAT